GCTGGAACGGAACGACTTCATTAAATTTATTCCCTGTAATGGACTTTGAACGATACAGAACACGTATAATTGAAAAAGGTCAAATGGAGTTAATCAACCTTACCAAAGCAGAATTTAAAATCAAGAGAAAGGCGGACTTCGTTTAATGTTAGAGGCCAATGTTTATGATAACTTTAATCCGAACTATTATAATATATCTGATTTTAGTCTACCTAATGGCAAAAAAGAAAAAAGAGGGTTGCCGATACCAAAAGCAAGATGTCAAGTTATTAACTATGAATTGTGGGAAACAGGCTATCTTTATACTTCATCAGCAACATTGACCGTTTCGGTAGAGGTTGGGGATATTGTTCAAATTCTTTTTCCTGAAGTTGTTCCAATTGATGAGGCCCTAGGTCAAAAGAAAAAACTGAACTTAGATATGGTTTATCTTGTTACAAGTGTAGATGAAAGTAATAAAGCTACATTAAAGAACTATTTTTGGGCAATGATTGAAAGCCTTGATGTTCCAAACGCAATAACTAAAACGACAAACTTTGCTATCATTGATTATTTAATTGACCCTCGTAAAAATAATTTAATGAGTTATGGTTATTTCTTCAATTCAAGTATCTTTGTTGGAAAGGCGACAATCAACCGTAAAGCAGAAACTTCATCAGCTACTGACGTAGCAAAAAGGATATTTTCCAAGGTTCAATTTCAACCAACTACAACAATTCAACATGCTTCATCTGAAATAGACCCTAGAAACTTGTTATTCATTAACTTTTCTTCAAGAAACTGGAATAGAAATAGAATCACAACAAGAGTAGATTTCAAGCAAAGCGTGACAATGGACACGGAAACAATAGTAGAACGTTCAGCTTATAATTTTGCTGTTGTGTTCGTTAAAAATAAAGCAACAGACGATTACACAGACCCACCTAAGATGTACACAGTAAAAAACAATGGAGATATTATTGATTATAGCACTTATCACGGAGACGGGACAGACTTGCCAGATGTAAGGACAGCTAAAACATTATTTTATGACAGAGATGACCACGGAAACCTGCCAGATATATCTACTATTAAGGTTGAAATTTCTCCCTCTACGATAGTCACAAGATTATTCTTTAATCAAAATGAGCTATTGCCTTTGTATGTTAATGACTTGGTTGATATATGGTATGACGGTAAACTGTATTCAGGATATATAGCAGACAGAGTTAAAACAGAGTTCAATGATAGACTTATTTTTGTAGAAAGTGGAGACAAACCAAATGTTATATGAGTATGTTGCTACTTATGGCGACAAATATAGAATAGATAGCTTCACAGGGTACAGAGAGCTACGTAAAGACCACTTAGAGTTATTGAATGGTAAAGTATACTATAATAGTGAAAATTCGCTTAGAATTGAAACTGCACTCTTTTACGAAGTCGGTCAATTTGTATCAATTGGTGGTTATCCTTATGGCGGTAGAAAATTTAGATTGTTGGAGCTATCAATTACTGATAACCCAGTTTTAGATAAAGCAAAGATAATTTCAAGAAAGGTTAAAAATGACAATTAAAAATTTCACATTTTTCAGTCAAAATGGTACAGAGTTCCCAGTCGGTTCTAATAATGACGGAAAACTATACATGATGTTGACAGGAATGGACTACGGAACGATTAGACGCAAAGACTGGACAAGTCCGTTAAATACAGCCCTAAACGTACAATACACTAACACTTCAATTATTGCTGGTGGTCGATATTTTGAACTATTAAACGAAACAGTAGCTTTAAAAGGAGATTCAGTTAATTACATTCATGCAAATATTGACTTAACTCAAACCGCTAATCCTGTTAGTTTATCAGCCGAAACCGCAAATAATAGCAACCGTGTTGATATAAACAATGGTTCTGGCGTTTTGAAAGTTTGTTTTGATGTTGTTGTAACTTCAGGAACTGGAGTAACAAGCACTAAACCAATTGTTCAGACTAGTGTTTTAGATAGTATTTCTGTAAATAATATATCACTTAAAGGTTCAATCAATTTTCCAACTCAACTGTCGACAGTTCAAACCGCTCCTGGTTTGCAATTGCAACTTACTAAAAAGAACGATGATTTAGTAATTGTTAGATTCCTTGGTAGTATAGCAAATATAAAAAAAGGACAAACGATGTCTAGAACGTGGGTAGATGAACCATTTCGTCCAGCTGTTGTTCAAAGTCTTATTGGTCATCTTGTTGGAAGAGATAGCATTTTCCATATTGACATAAACCCAGATGGTAGTATTACTTGGTGGGGGGGAGATATTGGTCGCGACCCTTTGTCGTCACGTGGTAACGCAAGCTACTTTATTAAATAACAAAATAGAAAGCAAAACAAAATGGTAACTAGAATGATTTTAATAACTATCTTAATTTTGGCGATTCTTTTCGCTACGTGGGTCAAAGATAGAGAAGAGATGAACCCACCTTTCAAACGTAGACTTGTGATTGATTTGACGGTAGTCTTCGCGCTATGGATTTTATATGCAGTCTTTTACTTTACACAAACACCCTCAACTTCTGATATCGCTAAAACAGTGATTAACGTAGGCTTGTTGTACTTCGTAGGACAATTTATTTACTTAATCGCAAAAATTAGCCCTATGTTTGACGGTTTGGTTAAACTTA